AGCCACTGTCACTTTGCGGCCATCCACATCACCATTGGCTTTTGAGAAATCACCAGAATCAATAACAATACTGGCCAGTGCAAACGTAGCAATCTGGGCGTAACTGGTTGGCTGGCCAGCACAGATCGTGAGCGTAGTGCAGCTCGCAATTGCATCCAGGGTGCCGTCTAAAATTCCATCACTCGCTGATTTTCCCATTACGCTTCTCCTACGCCATTCATCAGTTTTACGTTATCCGGAGACAGCACCGCTTTACGATGCACATCACGTGGCTGCGTGGCGACTTCACCGCTCGCATCTTCTGCCCAGCCCATAGTGCAAAAGTGCTCACCCAACGCACGCGGTACCGGCAATTCCTTGCCACGATATTTCACCCCGTTATGCAGTACTGGCTCCAACATATTCACCAGCATTTCATTTTGATCTGTGTCATTGCCCATCGTCTTTTCCTCATCGTGATCAACAGCCATAAAAAAACCCGCTCAAGATCTAAACGGGTTTTGATTTGGTTGTTGGTTTAATTAAGCGATTGCGCCAGGGCGACCGGTAAATAATGCCTTGCACGTTGTTTCAGTATTAGCGCCATCAGCTGCAGCAATAACACTACCGCTCACATCACCTGTTGCCGGAGTGGCTTGATTATCATCAAACTTGCCCACAGAGACATCCCAAATCAGTGATTCACCTTGCTTGAACACGGCAGCACTGACTTTAGGCACTTCAAAAACGCCAGCAATCTGAACGGCACCTGACGCACCATTTGCAATATCTACCAATGCCACAGCTAATGTAGCATCTTCGGTTGCACCTAACTTCACCACTGCACCTGATGCAATATCAGAGCCCGTGGCATTTGTGTAATCAAGCACGTTACCGGCCTGAATGAAATTTTTAGCCATTTTTTGATCCTCAAATTCTGGAAATAAAAAAAGGCCGTCCATGACGGCCTGGTTAATTGCGATTAGTGATTAAGGTGCAGCGCCGGCGTTTTTGTATGCACCTTCGTAACCGATAGCCGCAACACCGTAATCCAGACGGACTTTGTACATCACACCATCCTGTGAGAAGCCATCTTTCATTTCCAGATACGGTTCTTGATTGCCATCAAGGAAGCCGACCTCAATCACTGGAGCATCAGCAGGATCTGCAAACTCATACCATTCGTTGCCGGTAATACGTGGCGAATCGATAACATCAGAAAACAAACCAAGCACCATGTTTGGTTTTTGCAGTTTATTGGCTGTATCTGGATCATATTGTGATTGGTTAATAGAGCGAGCCTGACCACCTGTACCCATACCGCCAAGGAAGATTTCAGGACGAATATCAAGGAAATCATTACCGCTGATATCTTTCTGCTGAGCCATTGCAATGCGACCGGCTTCAATGGATAGCATAGTGGGCACCGCTGCAGTGCCTGCAAGATTGCCATGGCTAGCGTGGAATAAAGCAATGCCATCACTTAACACAGGATTGCTAGCCAGTAACGCATAAACATCACTTTCAACTGTGCGTTTAGCTGCGCGACCCATTTGCTGCAACAAGTCAATAAAGGCGCCCAAATCATCATTGATGATCATTTCACGGCTAACACCGATAATGTTACCCTTAGTGCCCAGTGTGATACTTTCTTTCACCGCATCACTGATGGTTTTGTTTTTGAACTCATTGTTTTCCGATTTAGCATCCAGATTACCAAATGAGCCAGTGCGGTAGCGACCATGAGCCCGGAAATCACTTAAATCGCCCGTTCTGCAGAAACGTGACCAGGTATCAGCTGCTTTTGCATAAGCCGTTAGCAAAGTTTTATGCATGACGTTTTCAAGCAATATCGGAAAGTCGCTAGTGGAATGGGTGAACGCTGCGCCAACCACTTCACGTTTATCCATGCCGCGATGACTTACACCACCCAACTCCAGCGAAGCACGTGCCAAATCCATCAAGGTCGAGCCATTAAACGGATTTGATGCGTCGCGCTTTTCAATGCCCGAGCGAGCCATAATAGCCAGACCGGCCGCCTCGACAAACTTCTCACCTTCGGTTGCACCGACTGTGATTTTTGTATTTCCTGCCAATGGTCCACCCTCTGTTCCTAAATGTTTCAACAGGCGATCGCCTGCTGCTTGAACATCGATATTTGGATCATCTAACACTTGATCCATCAATGCTTGAACGCCAGTACGATCTTTGAATGGGTCAAATGTGGCACGCACTTCTTGACGGCGACCTTTTTCTGCAGCCAATACCTCAGATGGGGATTTGGCTTCCACTTTTGGTTCGGTAGTAGTTTGCTGTTTTGGATCTGTTACAGCTGGATCTGTTGTGGTTGCAGCGACCGGTTCAGGATTGGTCGCTGTTTGCGTTTGCTTTTCAGGCATTTTAGTTTCCTCACGATTGAGATGATTAGCAGCGACCCACGCCGCTGGGGGTGAAAACCGATCTAACTTCACAGCAGATGCGGCGATTGCAACAGCTTCGGTTATCTCAGTGGCGAATCCGTCACTTAAGGCTTCCTCAGCGGTGTAATAATGATCAGCGCCATCTTTTACCAATGGCTCTATTTGTTCTCTGCTTTGCCCTGATCGCATGTATGAAGTCATCATTGCTTCAGCGAAGCGATCTAACCGCTCAGCGCTTTCTCTGTGCTCCATCGCATTGCCGTATGTGCCGGTGATGGGTGCATGAATCATTAAGAGGCTATTCTCAGCGGCATATCTTTCATCACCTACCATGTAAATAAGTGACATGGCGGACATACACACGCCATCGTTATAGGTAAAGATTTTTGCGGGATGCCGATCAAGTGCGTTAAATATCGCGATAGCATCAGCGACGGACCCACCATAACTAAACAAACGCACATCAATTTCAGCTGCATTGATAGCGGCTATCTTGGGTACCAGGCTTTTTGCATCATTACTTTCATCAGCCCAGAAATCTTCTCCGATATCGCCATAGATATAGAGAACAGGACGCTCGCCAGCGAGGGCTTTAATTTCATAACGATTTTGTTTAGCCATATGGCCTCCAATAAAAAACCCGCCGAAGCGGGTTTTGTTTTAACTTTTAAGTTTTATTTAATCTTCTTGATACCAATCTATGAGTTCACTCAATGCCATCCCGGCAGCAACGTCAATTCCTAAACGAATTGCAGCCTTTTCTCTTAACTCTCCTTCAGTAAGACCATCGATAACGGTTAGAGCGTCACGAACGGGCTGAGTAACAAGATCAGCGGTTTTCTTCAGAGGGTTCTCGGCAAAATCCGATATCTCATTTAATAAATTACCAAACACTTTTTATTCTCCTAAATCAGGATCAAATATAAGATCTGGAACCTGTTTGTCATATTTAGGATCGGTGGTGAACACTAACCCTCGCTCATCAGCCTCTTTGCGCCAGGCTTCAACCTCTTCCATGATCTGATCGGGGTTTCCACCGCGCTCACGAATCGATTGCTGTGCCGATTTATGACCAGAACGTTCAGCCCGTTCCAGAGCCTTTTCCTCTTTATCAGGATCAATCCATGGCATTGCTGGGCCGCGTGCCTCAGCATCATAAAGCGTGTTTATATCAATATCGCGAGGGACCTTTAAGACACCCGAGAGAATAGCGATTTCAAGAAAGCGTTTATAAACCGGATAACTCACCTGGCCTGCATATAAATTTGTTAATGCTTTGTAGCTGATGTACCCCTCTACAAGCTCCTGACGCTGGGCCGAATAGGTACCATCATATTTACGATTAATGCTGGACGATGTGGTGCGAGATCCTACCGCCAACATCCTGACCATGGCATCGCGAAAACCTTCAAGCAATGAAGATGGGCGATTGCTATCCACAGTGCCTATTTCTTCACCTGGCTTGAGCCGATCAAAAATTAACCCGGGCTTAACATTAAATGATCTGTCTGCATCGTCGGTTGGAGCCGTGTAGTCTTCCGCTGTGCCTTTTTTGATATAGGCACACATAGCCGCAGCAATTCGAGCGGCTACCCGCTCTGATTCTTCGTAGTCTTTAATGTCTTCAATGCGGGTCAGCATCGGCGCAAAAATGGAAACACCTCGGGCCTGTTTGAAGCGTTTTACAATTTTGGCATGAATAATCCGCTCAGCAGGTACTCGCTTGGTGCGTAGGCTCACGCTGATATAGTTCATATCGCCCGGGTGATCAAAATACAGATGATAAGCAGTCGGCCTACCCCATGCATTACGCTCTACGCCTTGCGTGATACCTTTGTTTTTATTTTCCAAATCATAGGGCAGCAAATCAGCTTCAATCATCTCAATTGAATAGGGAACACGTGTATTGTGATTAAGGTCGGCGCGATACCCCTCAACATGCTGAATTAAATATTCACCATCGCGAAACCATGCGCGAGCACCTAGCCTTTCCGCTGCGGCCCATGTTAGCTCACCAGTCACTTCAGGTTTTTTCTTCCAGTCCTTGTAAAGGTCATTGATCTGTTTTGCAAAGTCTTTATTTAGCTTGCCATCTTTGTTTTTTGTCAGTGGTTCAATACTGATACCATCGGGCCCAATAACGTTATCGACCAGCGTAGCCAGAATACCTTCAGCCAAATCATAGTTTTGCTCTTGCACTCGAGCATAACCACGAATACGGGACCCTGCTTTGTAGGTTAATGCGTCGCCGCTGCGATTATCTGGACGGCCCTTTCTGAGCCTGGACGGTTCAGCTGATTCATATGCCGCCATCGCATGGCGATATTGCAGGCGTTTAAAAGCTGCTCTGGGTGAAAACCAGCCAATTGCTCTATCGATAACTTTCATTATCTAAAGTCCGCAACACTATAAAGCGTACTTCCGCCTGATTTTTTGGCTGTTTCTGAGCTGACTTTTTGCTCCCACTCCTGACGGCCCCTTCTAATTTCAGCCAGGTTTTCACGTGTCAGACTTCGGCCATTAAAACTGATCACCTTTCCCGCTAAGAGATCTTTCTCTGCCTGTATGTAAGCGGCTAACATATCGGTTGCTATGGTCATTTAATCCACTCATCGTCGTGTTCGTGATTAATCCAACTGTCAGCTGCAGGTGGCATTAGTGATTGTTGTTGAGTTTTAATTTCTGGCTTTTTGTCATCGGGGAAATACACCAGGTTGTTTTCATCCCAACCTTTCGCCCAGTCTGGTGGTGCATCCCAATTAATCACAACAGCTTTATCTTCAATCAATTTTGCTTTTAAAGCCGCGTCAGCGTAGCCAATCAAGTCAAATGATTCGTTAGGGCGTTTAGATGGGTTTTCCCACCCGGATTCCGTTTTAACTTCCGCTGTGAGCTCTTCATAAAACGACAGATCCAGCCAGTCAGGAAAATGAATATAACCATTGCCCGGGCGATCACGACCCAGATCATTACTGACGGTATCTTTCAGAATCGTCGTATTTAAAATCCAAACCGGTACCTCACCGCGAGCGTTGGCTTTTTTCTTGGACTTGTCGGTGTTTTCTGGGTAGCTTTTCCGGACAGTTGGTTTGTTTGCGTTGGGTCTGGGCCGCTCACCTTTGATCAGTATAAAATCCTTATGCTGTTGATTCTTTCTCAGATACCGCCAATAGTCATAAGCATTCTCAGTTACGCCATCCTTACCCGCCGAATCACATGCTGTTTTTAAAAGCTTCATTACCCTGCCGGAGTTGTCTCCCAGCGGGTAGGTTGATGACAGTACCTTTTCAGATATTAAATGCCAGTCTTCGGCAAACTTATCAGGGCTACATGGTACCGGCTCATCGTTTTCAATACGTTTTGAAATCCTGATTTCATATCGGTCAATGATCCAGCGTTCTTTATTTAGCCCATAACCGGTTATCTGGACAACAAAACCACGTGATTGAACGTCGATTGCTGCAATAATAAATCTGCATCCCTCAGGGATATGTTTGACTGGTAGATCCTCAGCACGTCGCTTGTAATCTTCGGCGCTAATATCGGAAACGCTATTGCGCGAAACATATGGCGCCCCGAAATCAACATTGATACAGGCTTTTAAATTCTGCTCTTCGCCGGTAATGTCATATTCACGACTACCGTTTAAAAACTTCTGAGCCATTTCCTCAGGGTTTGAGTAAGCAGCTAAAATGCCTGGAAACCAAAAAGAAGCAATGCGAGACTTACGCGGCACTCCAACAAGTTTTCCATCCTCAACACTGCAACCTTGCGGCACCCAAAGACCCGATTCAGGAGCGTTCATTTCTCTTTTTTTGTTGATTGGAATCAAGCAGCCGTTTGCAGCACAAACAAAAGAGACTTCACGGTTCATATCAGTGATAGTCGCACCGAACATATCTTTAGAAAAATTAAAATCCAGCCCTTTTTCATCAGGTGGCGGCATAAAATATTCACCACACTCCGGACACTTAACATACCATCGCCGCATATCCCCCATGTTGTAGAGTGATAAGGCCCCAGCGCAGGGCGGTGCAGCATGTTCTTTACCTTGTGGTGGTCGCCAGCTTGGGTCCTCAACCTTGTAACCAGGTGAGGTATCAACAACTGACATGCCCCGACTCATGAATTTGGTGGTTCGCTTGCTACCTTGTGCAAATACTGAACCTTCACCACCGACATCCTGAGTCATCCGATCGTAATCGGTCATCAGCATGTATTTGAGTGGTTTACCTGAAAGCTCGTTAATTGATGGCCAGCGCTGGAATAGAACTGAACCAGATCTAAAAACCTTATCAAATGTGTTGTCGCTTTTACTGCCTGAGGCCAGCTCCTTTTTAAGTTCGGGACTGTCACGAAAAGCCCTTTTAACAACTTGAGTATCGAAATCGCGCGCTGTACCTTTCGTTGTCTGCAAAATCATGAAGTCTGACGGATCACACTTGATGATGTAAGCCATGAAACATGTGATCAGACCCTGCGTTTTACCACTTTGAGCAGGGCCAACAAATATCACTGCATCATAATGCCGACTGGTGAGCAGGTTCATTGGCTCAACCATGTAAGGCGTTAACTCAGGGTCCCAGTCTGTTACTGCACCACTGGCGGTTCTGACTTTTACATATTTCTGAGCTGCCTCAACTACGGTAATTCGTTCGCGAGGTCTCACCATTGCAGAAACTTCACGGCGAATATCACGCGCTAATGAAAGCCCCACTATTCAAGTTCCTGTAATTTGTCAGCCCACTTCACTCGAAGCGCATCAACCTTTTCCTCGACCTTGGTAATAATTTCTGGTGGCAAACCGAAATCGCGTTCAAGTTCATCAGCCAATGAATCGAATATTGGTAAACCAGCCATAATCACTTCAACCAGTTGTTCGCGACAATCATCAACACTAACAAGAAAGCCTTGTTCTCGCTGCAGCTTTGTTTTATCCAGTTCAGCTGCATAATGATGTCGCCGGTCTGATGGCGCCATTAAATCAGGATTATTATTGCCTGGCGTTGCTTGTGGCAAAAGAATTGCCATGGCTGCATCTTTTACTTTGTAAACTGGATGACCACGACGCTCACCGGACGGTCTGACGTTAGCATCAGATAATCGCTTACCCACAGTTTCACGGGCAATACCAAATTCACGAGATAATTGATTTAATGACCAACTAAAATAATCATTTTGTGTGAGCACATCTGCAGTCATACAAAATTACTCTCAAGCTTACAATCAATAAAACCTCTTAAAGCCAGTATTACCAACACTTTACAAGGGATACACTCCTATGCAGTTGAGAGCCATAGGGGCAGAAAAATTCAAAAATATCGCGAGTGAATTCCCCCGCGTGGGTGCTAGAAGCTCCGGAAGGACCCAAAAGTTTTACTTCTGTGAGGAATCACCTCTTCCCCTGTAAAATTCAGACTTCGCCTGGTTTGCTCTAGCATTGCTACGGTAGGTCAGGATGATGCAGACAATTGAAACCAAGCCCAATGCAATCCCGACTGTCATGCTAATCATCTGCAACAATGTTGCACCTGACACTGCCAGACCAAGACCACCAGCCACATAACTTGTGACACTCTGAGGATCCACACTTGTCATATCTTCTAACGCCATGACCCGCCCTAATTAGCTAAAGAAAAATGACTGGCCAACAAAAAAGCCCCAACTGAATTAACAGTCAGGGCTTTAATTTGATGCACCAATCGGCACGTTATGGCGAAACTTAAACTCTTTTGCGCGCACTTGCAAATGTTTTTTTAATACACTTCATGAGAAAGCATCTTAATCGCTTGAGCCACGCGACCTATACAGCGATCAATCGCTCGATTAATAACTGTGTGATGAAAACCCAATTTAGCGCTAATTGCGCGAACTGAGCAGCACTTACCATTTTCACCAGGCTTGTAATACAAACCGACAATATCGCGGTCTTGATGATGCAAATCAACCACTACACGACCAACTATCTCAACCAGCACGATATCGGTATCAATCTCCTGCCCTCTGGCCCGCAACACAAAGGCCGAGCTTTTTGGATAAGCTCTTGGTCCATAAAGCCTATCCATTGCACCCCATAATTTTAAACAATCATTAGCAAACTCATCATCCGCAGGATGTGTACTCACCTCAACTCCAGAGCGGCCAGCCTGCATCAGTGCTGCCCCTCCTGACTACCCAACCCAACCATCTTGCGAATATCAGCCAACTTGGCCCGACCCACATCATGATTGCGTGGTACCGGTTTCATTTCCGCTTTCAATGAATCACATACTGCAAGGAAGGCTGATAAATGTGGTGGTACCGCATTATTCTCAATGCAGTGCTTAGCGGCCATTAACACCAAATCATTACCGTAATATCGCAGCGATAACAGCCACTCACCCGCCAAAGTATTGCAACCATCCTGACTACCAACCCGGCGCCGGAACTCATCCTTGTAGGCATCGAGAAACAATTTGAACACCTGATCAATCACCTTGTAGCCAACTGGTGGACGGATAGTTTTATCCACCTTTTCCTGACCCAACCGGGCCATGCTTAACATCTGCTCACGCCCTGATTTTTTCATTGCTCACCCTCCAAGATACCCGCCTGACGCATTAACTCTTTTCGTCTTGCTTCCTCAGATTCTTTCTTTTGCTCACGCTTAGCCTTTTCAGCTGCTCGCTTAGCCTCAGTGATAGCGTTTGCATCAGCCAATGCCTTTCTGAGTTTTTGCCGAAAATCAACTGACGCACTCTCTGAAACACTTATCTGCATCCCATGACCAATGCGTAAAACATCAGCTTCATCGGTCTTAGGTGCAGGCAATTGATGTAACGCCTGGTCATGTGAAATCAAACCAGAATACTCAGCCTTACGGATCGTCTGCTCGCGCAAATCAGCATCAAAACCAAGGCTTAAACTTGGTTTAGCCCTCAAACCTCTCAAGCGCGCCTCATCTAGCAATCTGTTGTAAAACTGACGAAACGCCATACGTGCACCAATCTCGTCACCAGAATCGAAAGTGGGCTTGCAATGGAACCATGCTGCTTGCATTTCCTCAGTCCAGATAACAGAAACACTCTCATCAGCCGCCTTAATGACCTGTGGCCATGCCTCATCAGCAGATAAATGCCCATCCTGCTTGTTGATTATTTCGATGATATCCACTGGCTTTGGTGCAAAACGTGATGTAGCAACATGAATTTTTAACGCACGTATTGCCTGAGCTAGCGAGAATGGTGTCAAAACCTTCATCCAGATATTGAAAACACCCTCCTCCAGTGGTGGCTTATCGAAAATCGACAAAGCATCACAAAGCGCAACATCGAATTCTTCACGGTCTTCAATTCTCACAGCACTCGCTCCCCATTCACGTATGGCATACCAGAAAACTCGCCCGGTCGTCGTGTGGCTGTTTTCTTTCCACCAAACTGCTGCTGCCGTTTATGCCAGCCTCTGGCGGCCATCTGCCAATCACGCATTGGATTTCGTCCTACTCGCCAACCATTGCTGGCGTAGTATTCAAAAAAACCTGTCAGGTTGAGTTTGTTCTCTCGAGCGAAATCATCGATTTCCATTTCAGTGGGCGGCTCGAATTTTTTCGAGCGTGCTGTCTTTTTCTGATCTTCTGGTAGTGGGATGTTACTGGTAGTGTTATATGTCGGATTTAAATCCGAGTTATTTTCGGATTTATTTCCGAGTTTATTCGGATTTATTTCCGAGTTATGGTCAAAACTCGGATCTATTTCCGAGTTTTCAGCAAAATCCGGATTTAAATCCGAGTTTTCAGGCTCAAAATAATCGACTTGCACATCATCAGGCGCACTAAACTCGGATCTATTTCCGACATAGTAGCTACGACCTAAATCAGTCAAACTAACCAAATCCTTTTTTCCTGACTTAATGAAATTAATTAACCCCAAATCAGCCAACGCTTTCAAATGCCTATAAACCGTATCTGCTTTCAGATTCAACAGCTCCAGTTCATCCGCTATTTTCTGTCGCGACACCCAAAAATAAACCGAACCATTAACCACCTCAGACCGCGCCCACGTGGAAAGTCCTGTCAATAAATCGAATATCAATGCCTGATTAATATTTTGAATCCCGAGAGCGAGCGCACGCCTCTGATCGACATGAATTTGATACTTCATATAAACCGCCAGATATATTTATAACTTTGAAGAAAAGTCGCGAACGACAGACAAATAAAAGAGCTGAAATTAATAGCTAAAAATGGACCGCAAGGCATCAGGATTTACCTGCCAAATAACGCCGCTGCAACTCGCGCGAACACTTAGGATGTGGCGTGCTGGAATGCTTTTTTAGCCCGCAAACCGGGCAAAACTGACGAACAATTAACCCGGGCGACTCATGCCGGGCGGCATCAGCACGATGCCCCTTATCGCGAGCTGTTTGGGTGCTCATGTTGCGAGACATCAGCTGTTTCTCTCCACCGCTGCCGACTCGGCCATCAAAGCACAATACGCAGCAGCATCCTCATAATTATCCAGCTTAAAATTACCCTGCTGACAACGCACCAACTTGAGCAAAACCATAAACAACCAGCCACGCTCATCGCTATCGATTTGACCGTCACCAGTAATCGCCTTAAAGGCTGCAACGGTTGCAGGAATCGAACGCTCACCGCCAGGCGTGTCATACATCGATTCGCGATCGATCATGTGCTGCTGAGCAGCTGCCAAAACATCCTTAGCAATAACCTCACTCAAAACAAAACCTCCAACCCTTAACCACTAAATCAAACGGCAAGCGAAACAACCACCAAGCCAACTGAATAAAAAACACCGTCAAGCAACCCAGCAACGTGAAACACACAACCACCAACGTACCCAGTAACTCAAACGCAGCTACCAACCACTGAAACCAAGACTGATACCGCATTAATCTTCCCGCCTACGGCCAGAGCGCACCCGAACACGCGGCGCACGGACTCGATAACGGGCAAAAGGCTGCTCACTATCAGTCGGTTCAGACTTCAGTAAATCTTTGGCATAAGCAGGAGACGGCAACAAGCACGAACCACCCAACGTCACCACCAGGCACAAACACAACACCTGCTCATAGCGCAAAATGCCCTTAATCACCGCAATGGCGATGGCGCTTATCGCGTTATCAGCGTCTAGCTTAGAAATCGCGCTATGTAACTGGCCGTTAATCGTCGCCTTGGCTCGGTGACGCAGTTTCGCCGTCTCATCGCGTGTATGGCCCTCAGCGGTAGACGCCAAAGTCTCCGTTTCGTGAGGTGTCAAATAATCATTAATCGGCTCGTAAACCACACGGTACTGACTCATGGAAAAATCCTTTTTGAATATATCGATCCATGCGAAACCAGATCGAGGGGATCAAACTGCAACCACTGGAATAAAAAAGGCGACCGAAGCCGCCAAAGGACACCCCGATGAAAAGTAAAAGAAACACCGAAATGAGAGAGAGTCATGCTGCTAAATCAATTAGTTCTTGGTACAGCTTTGCTATTGAAGAGGCTGTAGAGGCTTTCATGTCATGATGGAGATCGCGCAAAATTCTGGATATTGTGGGTTGCGAAACGCCGGTTTGAGCAGCTATGAAATTCTGCGTATAGCCGGCATCCAAAAGCTTTTGAATTTGTTGTTTTGTGTTCATGAGTTGGAATATATACGTTTACGTATAGATGGTCAATACGTATGCGTGGCTACTTCTAAATTATGCGTGGGTGCATAATTATGAACATGGCCATAAAACAATACTTAAAAGAAGAAATGAATAAAGCGCATATAACTCAATATGCGCTCGAAAAAATCTCTGGTGTTCCGCAACCAACTATTCAGAGAATTTTAAAAGGTAGCGATCCAAAAGTAAGTACTGTAAAGAAATTAGCACAAGCTCTTAATGTATCTACTGGTTCGCTAATTGAAGGAAACGAAGAAAATAAAGTTGCAGAATTAAGCCCCGAATACCTTAAAAATATAGATAAAGAAATTCTTCCTGATAATATTTCTAACTTAATATCATTTGCCAGCCCCAACACTCATAAAGTTTTATTGGAATTACAAAAAGCCTATGAAACGGGGAATCTAACTGATGCAGATATGGAGCTGCTTGAATCTATAGCACGGCGTTTGGCCGGTGATTAGAATTGGCCGAGTTGTTAATATTGTCGGCAAGGCACCTTCCGGTAAGTTTGATGCGCATTTGGCTTATATAAATATGGGTGATTCTGTTCCGGAATGTAGGGCCTACATAAAAGAATTACACCCCAGCCAACTGATAATTGAACTTGTCTGCGCCATTCTAGGCAGGGGTTTAGGTCTTCCAATACCAGAGCCAGTTATCGCATATAGCGAAGACGGGAAGAAACAATTGTTCGCTTCCGTTGAGGTGAGCTATCCGGACCTTAATCAGTTTGTAGAAATGCGTGATACTGAAATTATAAACACGCCTCAAAACTTAATTATTTTCAATAAGATTGCTGAATGGAGTGATATTGTATTAGCTATTACATTTGATGAATTAATAGCTAATGGAGATAGAAATACTGGGAACATCTTGTTTGATGGCGTGAGTTCTTTCACTTTGATAGACCACAATTTAGCAATGAGAGCCCCTTTCGCTCCTTATTTCACGATTAATAATCAGCTAATGAATATTAAATTATTATTTACGAAGGACGAACTTTCAAAACAAAGGCTTAAAAATTCTATTAATCAGATTACCAGGGATATTCCTAAAAATTTAATAATTGATGTGCAGAAATGCTTGTTATCGGTAAATGGTCATATAAATATTGACTTACTACACCCTATTATTCATTTTTTGGAAGAGCGTATACTGAATCTTTCCGATATCACAACTAGAAAAATTGAAGTGAAACAAAAAACTTTATGTTAGAGAGTGTATTTGCACAAGGCTTGATTCCTGAGCTTCCCGATTTTCGGGCGGCCTATCGTGTCGCTTATTTGGAGCCTATTCAGTTATCAGGAGAGCGTTTTGCTGTTGCAGTTTTAGTTCAGTCACATAATGAAAATAAGGTTTTACAACTAATCAGCCATCAAAAATTACAGTGCATGTTTGGAGATCTTTATTATCAGGTTAGCAATATAGTTTCATTAATTGTTGAGAGTGCAGAGGCACATCTAAATAATTCAGAAATGATTGCTGACTGGGTGCCACCATTAAGCGGTGTTTATCTTTCTGACGTTAAGATTACACGATCAAGTAAGGAAATGCTTGGGGTTTTGAGTCAGGCAATTACTTCTCATTCGAGCTTATATAGTGGAGATATTGTCAAAGATTTAACAAGCCCACAAGGCTTAGTAGAGGACTTTGAAAAACAAACCGGCAGACTTATAAGCGAAGTTAAAAAAAACTTGGACCAAGGTTTTGAGTCACGGTTTAATCAAACGGTTGATATATTAAATATCAACAATAAAATTCAAGTTGATTACCTTGGTATAAAATACTGCGCTGCAATCTCAAACCTAAACGTAAAGCATTACAAAACTGCCCTTGATCGATCTAAGATTAAATTATTTGACATTGAAAGGTTGAGAGAGCACCGCGAAAGAGAACAGATTAACACCTACACAGAATACGGTTTGCTTGTGTGTTTAAATAAAAATAGCAATACAAGCCGTGACTACGCACAACAGCTTCATGGCTGGGGTAGATCTATTGGTGTTTCTGTTGAGCTTAGAGATTCACCCAAGGGTTTGGCAGAAATTATTAAACAAAAAGAAGCAGCTTAATTAGTCACAGTCTTTTAGAGCCTCAACCCATACATAATTTTCAGTACCAATTTTATTCACAATATTGGTTATATTACATCCAGTAACTTCCTTGGCGGCAATTGCGTAATCCTCCCAGTGCCTGAGCGTGCTACCAGTTTGCATATACCCCTTGCGGATCATTTCAACCTTATTGCCTTGATCTATTACTCTGATTACACGGCCATCAACCTCGACCTCAACTGCATCTTCCCTATTCTGCGCATGAATAAAGCTATTCGCGCAGCCTGATATAAAAACAAATCCAATAGCAATAAAAAAAATCTTCATAAGCCTCCCCCTTTTTTAGGACAGCTTAACTCAATAATTATTTTCATATACATATACGTTTACGTATTGACATGATTATACGTATGCGTATACATTGTACCCACGGTGCCCGAAGAACACCGTCCCGCTCGGAACTCAATCCGACCAAGACCAGGAACCGAGCGGGTTACTTAAAGGGGAAGGTAAATGAAATACACCATCGAATGTAAAAGCCCAGAACGCGACCCATACACCCAGTTACAAAAAATTGACACCACCATCGGTGTGCTGTTTGTGGCTGCATTCTTTATCGCGCTGCTGTTCTGATGAAAGCCAACCTCAAACGCCTCTGGGTTCGCAACGCCGACCCCATCCTGAACACCACATTCGTGCTGGCCGTACTCATCGCCGCACAGGTATTCACCAACATGGTGCCAGTATGAAATCACGCCAAAAGCTGGTATGTGACGAAATCATGTACATCGTTTCAAACGCATACAAAAACGCCGATAACCCATTAAAAGCCCGTTTTGGCATTAAAGGCCTGGCTGAGCGGCTGGATGGTAAAGCCACATTAGAAGAATCAGCAGAGGCGATTCAGCATCTACTCGATGCCGGACACCTGAATAAACAGGGGCAGTATTGTGTTGGTCTGCCCGCTAACCGCAAAAAGGTTTACTCGCTGCATGGTTACGATCCATTTGCATTGATACCCAATAAGAAGCCGTCAGAATCAAAGCGCAACGAGCTCGCCACCTCACAGATTAGCAATGTGCAAAAAATGCACATTGCTAATTCCCCAAAAGATTCGCCAGAAAAGCCAGCGAAAGTCATGACAGCATCTGACGTAATAGCTGGGTCATTCGGTAACAAGAAACGTGAACAAATTAAGCCCAGCAGCGAACCGGACTATGCGGCATTTAACGACGAAACAACACCGTCAGCTGATGGCAACGAATTTCAGTCAATTGAGCAATCTCTCAGCACCCTAAAAGCCAGGCTAAACCGCAAACCAGTCGAAAACCTCACCATCAAACTACGCACGCTCGATGGGCTGGCCAGGCTACTCGACCCAGAAATCAGCGAAGTGCTTAACCAAATTCAAAATGACCTTAAGGAGATAGCCCAGTGAATATTGAGAAACGTGAAGTAACGCAATTGGTTTTAACCAATTTAAAAGCCCTCGATCCAGTAAAGGTATTTGTTGAAAACATAGCGCCAGGGCAAGGGCAAATTACTATCACCTGTTATGGGCAATCTTGGACAGCTTACTGGGGTGGAATGGGCGTGGAATCGCTTGAAGAGTTTTTTACTTCATCCAATGTTTCTTACCTGGTCAACAAGCTCAGCGATGAGAACCCAACAATCGTGGATTTAGATGCTCTGCGTGATGAGGCTGATGCAAAAGGCATACAGTATTACCGCGACGATCTTAATAACGATTATGAGTTTTTAACCCAAATGTACGGACCTGATATGTCGGAATGGCATGACAGTATGCCAAAAACTCAAAATCACAAATATGAATATATTTGCAGAATAGTGTTTGCAGTTCAGAGCGCGCTTAGTGAAATGGCGGTGACAGCATGAAACAAGCCATCAACCCAGAACAAGTAATTCAGCAGCTCAGACGTCTGCAAACCGTATTCGCTAACGAAGAATCCAGCATTGCTATGCGAATGAGTAACCGCCGAGGTAAGCACGGCCTAATCAGCACCGTTGTCGGTTATGTGGTCACGCACGAACGCCTCAGCGACCCCATCATCAGCACATGCCCAAAACCCGCCGTTGATAAGTTAATGGCAAAACGGCACATCACCGGCGTCGAGCAGTACTGCCGGATGTATCTGCAAGGCGTTGCGGCATGACCTACCCATCTGAAGTAATTGAAGATCAAATGGCAAGATTAAAGCTCCTGTTTCGTAATGATTACGTTTATCTAAGTGTTGATATGGAAAAAGGGCCGGACAACGAGGTTGGTTACTCATTTCGTGCAGGAGCTGAGCGGCCACAATCACAGTCTTTTGTAATGGGTAACCCTTCTCTCTCTGTAAAAATTGCGGTAGATAACCTGCTGAAAGAAATGAACATCACGACCGTTCAGCAATACATTCTCATTAATCACACCTACCTCTGCGAGGAGTGTGGAGAGACTTATCACCACCCTTTCAGTGTGACCGAGATTAGTAGCGAATCGAGTTACACCATTTTGAACGCATGTGATAACTGCCAAATGCAGGTTATCCATGAAATTCGGGAACAAGAAGAGCTAATGGCTGAGCAGCACTCAGAAGGCGGTGCGGCATGATCATCCTGCACCCCCTTCTCGACATAGCCCGCGACCGACGCATCGCCCTCGAAAACATCAATCGAGACATCCTCAACATACAAAAGCTGCTTGACAACAACCCACTGCACGCCTGCAAGCGCTGTGGCGATGGCGGAAACCTTTCATGGTGCGAAAAGAAAACACCCGATGAAACCGGGCAACACCTGATTTGCATCACCTGCTTTAACTGCAGCATTCAAACCATTCCGCAAAACTGCTTCACCAACGAACCAGACAGTTTTTTAAGTGCAATTTGCCACACCATCGAAGCATGGAACGGACAAGTTAAATGAGCACCGCCCTCGCGATGGTAAGGCTGGCAAATCGCGACCCCAGCACGCAGGTGGGCAACAGCGTGCAACTGTCGGCGGGGTACTCCTTCCCCGACCTGAAACAGTCGAGTGGTGAGCGTAACTCACCGTGCATCAAATTGATGGCTTGTGGAGGTCTGCTGCAGGCAACCGCTCTACCCTACGAAGCAAGCTATCAATCTAATGCGGTGAATGCACAGGCTGATGTGCAGATCAGAACTGAAGGGAGTGCACTCCCCGTAAACCCGAGCCTCGCGGGCGGTTACGAGAGCAAGCCGGAGACCAGCACCGGCCACCGCAGATTTACAACCCAGAGCGTTCCGCTATTACTGGACGCAGTAGCAACCAACGTGAGCCAGACACTGAGTAGCGGCAGCGGGCTGGACAACAAACATTGGAGCATGTCATGGGCTGGTCAATAGGTTACGACTCAAATCACAAACGCGATATTGGCTATGGCGTGCCAGCGGTATGCGATCACCCAGATTGCAATGCTGAAATTGACCGTGGCCTTTCATATGTCTGCGGTGGTGAACCCTATGGCGGCGAACATGGCTGTGGCCTTTATTTTTGTGATAATCACCGTGAATTTACTGAAATTCCTGTTTGCGACGATCCTAACGTCGAGGGTGATTATGCAAACCTTTGCGAGAGGTGTGTAAAAGGTGAAGATCACTTCCCGCTAAAGCCAGACGTTCAAGAATGGCGCGACTGGAAACGCACCGATCCCAGTTGGGCTCAGTGGCGTGAAGAAAACCCAGAAGAAGCGGCAAAGCTGTGACCACAGAACTCAACTGCTCCCGCTGCCTTCAACCCGTTGGCCAACTCATAGACGGCCACATCGATTACGGTGTGCGCCTGGTCTGTGCCAAATGCGACGACAAAAAGATGAGTGACGGCATACCCCACTCACTGCCCGAATTTCTTCGCGTCAGCCCATCAATGAATCAACACATGGCCAGGGCCGGAAAGGAATCGAAATGAAAGCAATTGATTTATTCGCTGGTGCGGGCGGTTTCTCGATGGGTGCCAAGATGGCTGGAATCGAGGTGGTGTGGGCAGCAAACCACTGGCCAGATGCGGTGCAATGGCATAGCAATAATCACCCCGACACCCAGCACATTTGTCAGGATCTGCACCAGGCTGATTGGTCAAAAGTCCCATCACACGACATATTGCTGGCATCACCCTGTTGTCAGGGCCATAGCAAAGCCCGTGGCAAAAAGAAAAGCAACGCAGAGCATGATGCCAGCCGAAGCACTGCATGGGCAGTCATTTCAGCGCTTGAATTTCATAAGCCATCCGTTGCTGTTGTTGAGAACGTAAAAGAGTTTCTTGATTGGTCACTTTACAACGCATGGTCACTGGCTTTAAAGGCTCTTGGTTACAGCGTAAGCGTTAATATTATCGATGCTGCAGACTTCGGAGCACCACAAAACCGGCAACGCATGTTTTTGGTTCTGTCTCGCAGCCAAAAAGCTATAAAACTAAACCTGAAAAATCAGGATGAAATCCCTTCCAGCAGCTTTATAGATTTTGAAGCTGGAAAATGGCAACCGATTTTTAAGCCCGGTAGAGCTATCGCCACACTAAAAAGAATCGATGCTGGACGAAAACAGCATGGTGATCGATTTCTTATTAGTTATTACGGCAATACAAAGAACGGCCGAAGCCTGAACCGACCAATTGGCACCATCACCACCCGTGATAGATGGGCCATTATCGACGGCGATAAAATGCGAATGCTCAGTCGCTTTGAATGTCGCGACGCCATGTCGTTCCCCAATAACTATCTATTACCTGAGAATCATCGACTTGCAGTTCACTTGATGGGAAATGCTGTTTGCCCGGTTCCTGTCATGCATTTGCTCAATGCTATTCAGGAGGCCGCATGAACGCCCCTCAACCAGATCTATTTTACCCACTGATCGGCAGATGTGCAGGCTGCAGCAACAGTCAATGCCCTCACCCATCGATTAGAGAAAGCAACCCAATGGCCAATTGCGGCCACTGGACAGATGGCAACCCAACATCTGACCCGTTTGAAATCACCATCACATCAAAAGCCTACATGGTGGAGTCAGAAGATGTGCACCTCAACTGCACGCCAGGCTGTCGCAAAGGCCTGCCTAGCAAACGTAATTATCCGATTGTGTATATCTAGGAGATAGCTTATGGGTTGCAAATATTTAACTGGTGATGAGTTAACTCTAAATGCATTAAAAAAAGAGTTTACCCGCATATCAAGATTGGCTGAAAAAGCCAAAAAAGATGCAGATGATTATTGCGATGCTGGCTCAGAGGTAGTGGCTTGCCATGTGGAGTTGAAGGGAATCATTGATAGCAAGGAGCATGGTCAGAGCGTTTTAGACCGGCTTGAAAAGTTAAAGAAACGTAACGATCGGGCGCATCGTTTAATGAAGAAAGATGCATTGAAGCTCTTCGATCGTCAATACAATCTTGATAGTCAACGCAACGATTTGGCTAATCAAATATCTCGTATTCAATTCCGATTAGAACTTAGCGGCAGGGGCCAACAATGAAATGGTCAGCAATAGCGCTAATGATTGCCCTCGCCTGCTTCGTGATATTCGTTGCCTTTCCCAAGAGCGGCTACAACTTAGAAGCCTTATTTCTCTCGATGTACTTTGTTGGTGTCACTCTGATTTGTTTAACCATAGAGGATGGAGTAAGCCCCTCATGAAACCCGAAATACTCAACCGGCAGCACGGCAGAAAAATGCTGATCCGATACAACGGCATGACCAAAACCGTTGCGGAATGGGCCGCCTACTTCAACGTGTCAAAAGGCCGCTTTCAAAACTGGCTGTCACGCCATAGTGTGGAGTACGCCTTTAAGCGTGGTCATCAAACCGAAGCCGAGCGACAAGATAAAACCCAAGACAGAAGGCACGGCGACTGGACCACACCACTACCCCGGCACGACAAAGATCTGGAAGCTAAAAACCGACTGCACCACTGGTCAAATCGATTCACACCCGATGAGATCGCCGTGAAAGCAAAAATGATGAGGTTAGCGTGATGACAAAAGAGCGTTTTTTACCCTTGCCAGAGGTGAAATCAAGAATCGGCAAAAGCAAAGCTTTTATCTACACCCACATGGCAAGGGATGAATTTCCCAAGCCGGTGAAGGTAGGCCGGTCATCCGTCTGGGTAGAGTCAGAGATTGACTCATGGATGCGCCGAATGATTCATCAGCGCGATGCGGCTTAACCGGTTTGAGCCTTACGATTTATCGGCACCACTTTGTGCTTGCTGATTTTGCTGTCCACATACTTGGCCCAGTCATTCATCATGCTGAATCGTTTTTTTAACATATCACCACGGGCATAGGCTTTTTCTGCGCCATCCGTCAGCTGGTGCGCCAGCGCAAACTCAGCCAGCCGGAACGGGTGCCCGGTTTCTTCACCGATATAATCCCGAAACGTACTGCGAAACCCATGCACCGTGATATCTGTCCGGCTCATTCGTTTTAACACTGCAGCCATCCCGCCATCACTGAGCGGCTGGCCATATTTCCATCCCGGAAAAACATACTGATTGATGTGTGGCATTTCCTGAATCAGCTTAACCGCTGCATCAGATAGCGCCACGCGATGTGGCTTGGTCATCTTCATTCTGGCTGCAGGGATATCCCACTGCTTTTTCTCCAGATCAAACTCGTCCCACTTGGCCATTCGCAATTCAGTGGTTCTGGGTACCGTTAAGATCAAAAAGCGTAATGCCTTAGCGGCCACGCCCGGCATGGTGACAAGCTCAGCCATAAACGCTGGCATATCGGCATAATCTAATGCTGGGAAATGCTCATCAGTGCCGTTCTCCTGGTGCCGTTTGCGCTTCACTTTTTCCGGGTTAGGGTAAAACGTATCCAGCAACCCCTTCCATCTGGCCGGGTTTGCCTCTTTACGCCATCCATTTGCGATCGCGTAATCAATCACCGACTCGATGCGCTGACGCACCCTGCTCGCTGTCTCGGTCTTAACGTGCCATATCGGATCGAGGCAGCGGCGAATGTGCTCAGTTTGAATATCCTTAACCGGCAAGTCACCCAGAACGGGATAGGCATACGTGTCTAGTGTATTGGTCCACTGCTGAATGTGTTTTTCATTGGTCCATTCAGATGATTTGCTCGCAATAAGCTCAGCAGCACACACACGAAACGTCATCAAATCAAGACGGTTGCGCTGGTTTGATTGCTTTAACTGCCGTGCACGGGCATCCGCGGCACGCTGACGCTCATCTGCTTCATGCTGTGCCGGGTCTATACCACGGAGCACCATTGAACGCTTATCAACCGCAGCTGAGCGCGCATCAGCCAGCGTGTTTGATTTCTTATCATACGGCCCCAGCCCCATCCATCTACGCTGATTATTCAACTGGTACCGAAACAACCAGCTTTTTGTACCATTTTTGGACACATCCAAATAAAGCCCGTTTCCATCGGCATATCTGCCTGGTATCGAGAGATTGTTTACCTGCAGTACAGTAAGCTTGTTTATGGCCAT